AAGAACGAATACAATACCTCAATCTGGTTATACCAGAGAGAGAATTTCATTCGAATATGATCTATGTCGCGGCTTTTACAATCGGAAAAAGTCGCGATACTGCAAATGAGGTGATATTGGCTGGATGGGTAATAGAGAGTGATATCACGAAGCGATGGAATATTGATCCAAAAAAGTGGTGTGTTCCGGTAAATGACCTGCGTGATATGGAAGAGTTAGAGCAATACATACGATAAGTTAGCTAACAGAGTCAATAACCTCCGGCTTGAAGCCGGAGGCTTGCTTGCAAAACAGAGTAATCAACTGTTGTTGAAGCGAATCGGTTAGATGAGCGAAACCACAGTCATAGTTGAGCAGTCAAATGCTCATTTTCGGTCGAGATAAGTAATGTATAGATCAATTATGAGAACGCAATTCCTCCTCCGCCATGAAGGCGGGGGTATCCTTGCGGAGACAAAATGAATGATTTTGATACTCTAATCTCTTGCTGCTCTGAATTCCTTGTAAATGAGGAAGCGGCGCAAGATGCGCGGCTATATGTGGATAGTAGATTACCACGATCTGCCCAAGCGTCATTTGGGATCGGTTGGTTCCCCAGTAATCACAAGTTGAAGTTATTGGAGTCATATTTGACCGATGCACAACTATCTGCATTAGATATTATCTACGATAGAACATACTATAACGGAGACGAGTTTATTCACGAGCGCCACGCATCTTTCGAGAATCATAATCTTGTGATGCCATATAGAAATGCATATGGCGAGATTGTTGGAATTGTTGGGCGTTCTATACTGAATGATAGCGAGAGGGCTATTGCCAAGATTCCAAAGTATAAGAATACGAGCTTTGAGAAAAGAGCTAATCTATTCGGGCTTTTTGAAGGCAAGAAAAGTATTGTAAGGGACAATTGCTGCTATATTGTCGAGGGGCAATTTGATGTGATTGCAGCTCACAACAAGGAAATGTGCAATGTTGTAGCTCTTGGATCATCGGCAATGAGCTTTGAGCAGGTATCGCTGCTTTTGCGATACACAAAGAATTTTATTGTGCTGCTGGATAATGATGAGGCTGGGCGAGTGGGGGCAGATAAGATTGCGAGACAATATTCAAGCCTTGCCGATATAAAGGTGGGTCATATCCCGGAAGGATACAAAGACTTGTATGACCTTGTCAGAGAGAATAATATTGATGATGTTAGGAAAATGATTGGTTAGTTTGGCATAAACTGACATTGGGAGAGTATGAGCAATACTCTCTGATATACAATGAGCCGCTGAGATCTTGGAGATTTCGGCGGCTTTCTGCGTTTTAGGGCGAGAAATTGAAGGAAGCTGGGGGTATATAGGGAGGTATGAGCGATGCCAGTAGACAATCATACGAGCAATACCTAAAAAGATATGCCCTATCTAACAAAGACGAAGCTAACATTTGCGATACATACATATTTGGAGCATCAGCTAAAAAGCTAATCGAAATGTATAAACCCAATGATCCTATCTATTCTGGTAAAGAGCAGTATAGCTATTAGTTCAAATGCCAGCAAGTAGATACCAACCTTACAAAGTGGAGATGATGATGTCTAATCCAAAAAAGCAGTCGTCAATAAGACAGGGAAAAAGTGTCAGATCTAATTCATACCAGTATCTATACAACGAAATAACAGTGGCGGTCGATATAATGGAAACCTTCCCTAATGAAGAGGGTTTGCTAAAGAGACTAAATCCATTTGACTATAATGAAGACATATTGCTTCTTGAGGAAGAATTGAGAATAGAGTTTTGGAGATTGGCAGAAGAAAATTTGTCAGATAGACAATTACAGATTATCAAGGGAATGGCAAAAGGCAGCACTCAGACCGAGATAGCGAAAGAACTTTCAATCAACCAGAGTTCCGTGGTAAAAAACTTTGCAGGGAATAGTAGTTGTAAAAAGACAAGCAACCAAGATAACAAGATAAACTCTTCAGGTGGTTCCCGCGCCAAACTCCGCGCTCTCATCGACAAAGACCCCAAAATCCAATCCATCCTTGCCCGCATAGCCGCTATACGCGATGAATCCTGGATCTAATTTCATCTCTCGATCAATGCTATAGCAAACATTAAGCATTGTTGAGGGGTATCTAATTAGATCCCTCGTATCAATAATTCAGTATACACATACATCCTCACGCCTCTACCACAAGGAATATCCACAAATGCTCCGTTCAACACTCAAGGCTCTTTTGGAACAATCAGCATCATTTGAGCGTCGAGCGCAAGAGCACACGCCTACTTCCCAATCTTCTCCCGCTCCTAAAGAAGACCACGCGGCCACTCTCGCCTCAGTCCTCGCTCCTCTTGGCTACGGGCTCACGGGCTCAGAAGGTGTTCAGCCGCTTCCTGCCGAAGGTTATGTGGATGTGCAAGTCCTCGCGGGCGGTAAGGCCAAGTGGAAAAATAAGCCAGATCAAATGCGTCAAATCAAGAGCGTTCTTGATCCAATTTGTATGCAGCTTTTTGGTTTACCATCCAAGCCCGTCATCTCAACCTAATAATTCAGCATATAATATAGCCATAATAGCATAGCATAAAAGGTCAATGATGTCTAAATTCAATCTGAACTACAATGAAATCGCGGAAACCGTAGAACGTAAAACCTATAAATACGCGGATGTCAAAAATAAGCTTGTAAAAGTTGCGTTTGATCTTGTAAGATTTCAGGATCAAACTACCGACGAGTTATGGCAAATTCAAAATGCCGATGATGGATCCCCCATAATTGTTGCCCTATACGAGGAAGATACCGATAAAAAGACCGCATCAGACTGGTCGGTGCAAATCAATAAGACCGCAGGCGAATTCAATGTCTTCTACAAGCAGACACACCTAAAGAAATTCGCTTCTTCTACTATTGGAGTCGAGCCCGCCGAATTAGACACCGTCAGGCGTTTTCTCCCAAAGAAACTTGCGGGCGACAAGTCCCTTGCCACCGCTCTTCTCAATGAGCTTCCAAAAGACGAAAGGCAAAAGGTTCTCAAACTATATCCGGAATTGGCCTAACTTAGGAACATCAAATGGACTTCGCACACATAAAAAGAATCGCTGAAACACTATCCAAGCAGGCTCACGATAGCGAGAAAATTGCGGTTCCTCTTCTGGCTTCCAAGCTTTCCAAAGCTGCGTCTGAAAATCCTGATGATTACACGGTTGGAATGCTGAATAAAGTCATTGCAAGAATGAATGGCGATCGTCATCTCTACATCTCTCGCTCTGAAATTCGTGAGCTTTACAACAAACTCTACTCACGAAACACCAAGTTTGCTTCTATTTTTGCCGATGAGCTTGGTCGTGAAGAAGTGTCTCCAATTCAAACCTACAATCGCCAAGACGAAGATACTTTTGGTCGTGTTGACCAGGCAATGAAAGATAAACTCATTGATCCAGTTCTTGCCTCTGCTCTAAATAACGCATTTGGAACACCAAGTCTGCCGCTCAATGATACTATGGCATCGCGAGCAAAGACCGCCTGCGAAGTCAAAACAATGGGAATCAACCTTCGAAAGTCTTTTTCCGTTGTAGACGCAAAAGATGGTGTGTTAGTCGTTCGAGCTTCGTTTGAGACGCCACGCGGTGAGACCAGCGTGCTTGTGCCGGTAGAGTTCTCGGAGCAAAGCGCACTTTCTCCTGAGGTCTTCATTGGAAATTCCGGACCCCAGGATCTCGGCAAGGAGTCGCTTTCTTCCTATATCTATGCAAATGCTGGAAAAAAGCTTGCCGTTAGCCCAAGTATCGTTCTCAACGCAGCGCTAAGCATCAAGGGAAGTGCGAGCGGAAAAGTCAGCGAAGTAGATCTCGCGATTACGAAGTTGAACGCAACACGAGAAGCTCAGTCTGAATATCTTGCTCCCTCTATTACGGGTCAGAAGCTCGAATCATACGAAGATAATCTTGTTGTCAAGATGCCACAGTATAAAGATGCCGAGATTGAGTCGTTTGCGCGTGCTTTTGATTCCCCTCAAGGAATTGCGTCCTATAGGCACAAGGCACCCGTCGTCGCAGCAGGGCTTGATTTGGTTCGCAAGACTGCCAGCTCTTTTGGTCTAAAAGATGCTCAAGTAAGCGTTTGTGATAGCAATGATAGTTGTGTGTTCTACGCGGTAGCATCGAACGCAGGAAGAGTTGCTTTCAAGGTTCCAGTCAAAATTGAATCGGGAAAAGTTTGCTATCCTTCACTAATGATTAGTGGTGGAATGCCGGAGAGTTTTTCTCAGGAGAGCATTCGTAGAATTGCGACTGAGCAATCTATGGATTTCAAAACCGCGGCTGTGGCAAGTGCAAACTACGGACTAAAACCCAGTGAGCTTGTGGCAATTGTAAAGAGCGCAAGTGCCGAAGAGAATTACGCTAAAGCCGAGGATGCTCTCAATATTCTGAGCCAGAGCGGAGATGACAAGGCGTATAATACTGCTTTTGCAGTGTTTAGTGGGGCTCTTGCCGGTGTAAAATCTGCGGTCGCTCCTGAAAGCAAATGCACAATGCAAGTAAAAACCGCTTCAAGTATTCATCCACTCTGCGGACATCTAAATCTTCCCCTATACAAGACCACGGTGGATAAAAATGGTCAGTGTATAAGTCTAACCAGAGCGGCACAAATCGAAACAAATGAAGCTGTGTATTCAATGAACTCAAAAGTGTTCATCTAAGAGGAAAACCTATGAGACTATCTGACAAGCTACAATGTTTAGCCGCTTGGCTCGCACACGAAGACAATGAACTTCTGGCTGATGCCGATGGCAATGATGAGGCATTGAGGGCTGTGGCTACAGCACTGACGATTGCCAGCGACGCTCTCAATGAGACCGCGGAGTATGTTGCAGCTCGTGAGCCAGAGGAAGCCCAGTTTTCAGCTGAGAAGCTCGAAGAGATTGCGGCAACCGCGGCAGCGCTTGATGCTGAAGGGTTGTGTAAAGAAGCCGCGGTGCTCGATGATATTTTGTTGACAATCGGAGCACCGAAGGGCTTTGGTTTCTCATTCAAGAAGGCTGAGGAAGATCGTATTAGTGAACTCAAAAAGAAGTATCAGGATAATGCCAAGAAAGTCAATGAAACTCAAAATAAGGTCGGTGATGACCTCAAGACACTAAAAGATAGTGGAGTGATCGATAGGCCAAAACACCGGGATACGACTCTTTCCAGCCGATATTGCACAAGTCATCCAGGAGTTTCGCTCCAAAGAACTGGTGAAAATCAATATAGGTGTCCAATGGACGGAGCCGAAATAAATTTCGAGCTTGGGTACCAAACTTTATCAGGCACAAAAATACCACCTACAAGCGTGGCAAACCAATCTCGTGTGATGGAGCAGGGCACGAATGATGTCCATACTATATTTGACACGAGATCTTCCAGGCTTGGAATGAATAGCTAATAAATATTCTCAAGGAAGCCGTATAATGGCCACCACAAAAAAGTTTGATCCCAAGACAATTCTTGATCATCCTGACAAGGATGAAATCATAGCAAAGCTTGCCATCGGAACATCGCCATCCGATATATCCGAGTGGCTTGCTTGTAAGTATGAATCCATTGATGAGAAAAAGTTTTGCCTCAGCGAGAAAGTCCTCAAGACATTCTACGAACAATACTACGACTTCTACACAATCGTTCGTGAAGACGCCCAAAAAGTCTCTTCTGCCTCGCCAAACCAGCAAGTAGAAACCGCTCTTGCAGGCAATATTACCTATCAGAAAGCATTAGAACGCTATACGAATAAAGAAGTCAATGTTCGTGAAATCATAGCTAAACTTGTTGCCTCGATCGAAACGAGGGCTGAGCAATTATTCGATCTAATTCAGGAAGATTCGCGGAACACAAAAATGGATAAAGGATTTGTTGATATGATGAACCTTCTCCTTTCCACTTGCGAGAAATTCGAACCCATTATCAATGGCACTACCGGCAGCCAAGTCAATATACAGAACAACTTTTCAATCCAGGTAGTGGATAAGCACATAGCAATGGTTTCTAACCTCATTACCCGTATTCTCTCCGAGATTGATCTCGATGCAAGTATGCGTTTTATGGATATGTATAACGAGGAAATGAGCAAACTCAAAGCCGAGGAATCCGTTCCACTCCCAATTGAAGTCCGTCTAAACGAAGCAAAAGCTCTGGAATTCACCACAAATCATAAGCTCTCGCAATAACTCGGCATCCATATGATGCAACATAAGCTTGCCTACCCAAATTATTCCGATCAGTCCCCTTCGCAATCATACAATCTGGCGAAATGGATCGAGGCATTCAAAAATATACACCTTCAAGCTCACCTTGGTCATTCCCGTCAGGCCGCAATTGATACCCTGACTAAAGACTGGTCAAATACCGAGCGATTCGATTTCCTCAATTGGATGAAATACTATGAGAGCGGCGACCAGCTCAAGTATAAGACCGCTCAGCAAAGCTCTTTCTATATGAGCGAAACGGTGCCAAATTACTATCTTCCTAATCCAAAAGTTCAGGCTCCAAGTCCTATTCGAAGTGTCAATGATCAGTTGCAAAGCTCAGCCCCCGCCGCGCCAGAGCTTCCAAAGGAAGATCCCAAAGTAGAGCGTCAAAGAATTATCGACCAGCAACGCAATAAAATCCTCGGACGACTTAATTCGGTCGAGAAGCTGCTCAATAGTCAGAATGGTCAAATCTTTGCTGGTGCCGATTTTGAGCGACTCCTTGGTGCAATATACGAGTTAAAGCGTCAAATTGCTCTTGTCAACAAAGTTAGCTTGTCCGCGCAAACCTGTGTAGACCTAATCATTCGTCAGGCAAACATCCTTCGTAAAGAGGGATTCAATGATGCTTCGGGTTTTATGCTCAAGCTCGCTCAGAACTCGCCATCTAATGGACTTGCTAATATGGGCGAGATTCCTCTCGGAGGCAGTCAGCCTCAGGGTCAAGGGTCGCTCGGTAATAACCTTCCGCTTGATGCCCTCACGCAGCACCAGCCGGATCCGACAAATCCCCAGCTAAATGTCGAAGACAAGCAGGTGCCGCAAGATGGAATTCCAGGATTCCTTGAGAATCTCGAAGGTGCCGGACTAACTCTTTTCGATAAGAATGATTCCGAGGATTCAAATGAAGCCAAAGACGAGGTAGATCTCGAAGATGATGTTCTGCTTGACGAGGAAGTCATTCCTGATGCCGAAATCCAAGTTCATGCCCAGATGGCTCCTGAAGAAGTCCCAGCGACCCGCAAGAAAACCACCATCCCCGCTCCGGAAAAAGAAGGTGAGCAGATGCACTCTCCGTCAAAAGGACAATCTGCGATCCCAAATACAGAGCCAAAACGCGACAACTACGATGACCTTATTGATGCGACCCTTGGAGATCTGAAAGTCGAGCACATCCTTTCCAAGCTTGAAGATATCTCAAAGATCTTCCGTAATCGTGAGATTGCTCGAAATCTGGCTATTGTTGACCTCATGCTCAACAAACTTGGACTGGCCGAAATGTTCCCGTCGTTGGGTGAAATTACCTCAAAGACGCTTGATAGTGGTCAGTATTGTCTCACTCGTTTAGAAGACATTATCTCACGCCTGCATGCCTCATCACACATCTCTGATATTGCGCTCAGACCATCAGGTGAGCCGCCCACGGAAGAAGCGCGTAAGCTAAAGCAGACATTGCAGGATGGCGAAAACAAGGAACGCGAGAAAAAGCGTCTTCGTCAGGAAATGCAGGACAATCAGCTTGCCGAGAAAGTAAAGCCTGAAATAGAAAATCCTGGGGGAGAAGTGGGTGAGCAACCCGCCTCAATTGAGGCGGAAAGCCCAGCTCCTGACGCAACGGAAGCTCCAGCACCAAAGAAACCAGCCCCAATAGCACAAGCCCCTGCTGTATAATCTAAGGAGTGAGAAATGAAACTCCGAGAAATACTGACACTGCTTGAGGATTTGGCGCAAAAGAATGGTATATCAAATGTTTGGATCGCCGGAGGAATAGCCAGAGCCAAAGCAATCGAGTCCGTTTTTCATACCAAGAACGAAATCGATGTTTCAGATTTAGATATTACCACGGGCGACCCAACCGTTCACAATCTTGCCAAGCTTTTTGTTTCTGAATTATCCAAGTCATATGATGTTAGTTCTAAGCTAATGAATGACGGACATACTTCTGTCTATATTGGCGACTTCAAAGTGGACTTCTCTTCGAACTTCATTGATCCTAATATTGATAAGCTCCTCGCCGCAAGAGGAATAAAAAACCCAACACCTCTTCAAAAAGAGATGTTTAGTCGAGATTTTACTTGCAATGCGCTACTTTTATCACCAGATATGCGCAAGATAAAAGATCCCACAAAATTCGGGATCAAAGACATCAAAGCAAAGATGATTCGAACCTGTCTTTCTCCTGACGCGACTTTCAGAAGTAATCCCAATAGGATTATTCGCGTAATCTATTTGGCAGCCAAGCTTGGATTCGGTGTTGATCCCAGTATCATCAAGTGGATTGTAGATAACAAGCAGGTAATTCGCGCATCTTCGGACTCCTACCTGACAAAAAATCTAAACAAAGCATTCAAGGCAAATCCAGATATTGCGATTGATCTTCTCAATAAGACTGGTTTGTGGGATTTGGTGCCGATAACTAATGAGATACTGCCATTCTACCAAAAGAGACATAAAACTGCGCAGTTGTTTATGAATTTTGACTACGCAGATAGCTCAACTGGACCAGGTGTAGGACTCTACCATGGTGATATGTCCAAATACAAGAGTGTGATGGATTGGCGTAAAAAACGCCGCAAAAGACGAGCTAAGACCATCAAAAAGATCCTAAACACAAGACCAGATAGAGTAGGAAAATGACCGATATTCTCGACAAATTCGCCTACTTTGACGATGTCAGTAATGTTCAGCAAGAGCACGCATATACTGAACTTCAAGGTGCTATTCCGGGCATTGATGGCGATCGAACAATGGATCAGGATAGACGGGAAAATCACGAGCCATATGGCTTTGATAACAAAGAATTCTATGCCATCCAAAAACGAAGAAAACGAATAATCGAGCGACTAAAGAAAATGCGAGCAATGCACAAGAAGCTTGAGGATATGCGCAAAATGGATGGAAATGTCCCTCTACAACCTACTCCATCCTATACAAGTCCATATGGTGCAACTGGCACCGAGGGAACTTTAACCTATCCATCAGTAGAATACTACTCGGGTAGTGTGCTAAATGAGCCCGGCGCCATTACCAACAATCCATACAATACAACCTATCAGCAAGCCAGTAGTGAAAGAAGTGTTAGGCTGCAATTACGAGCCAGCTTCTTCCAAAGCCATAAATCTGCATAACACCAGGAGTTTCATACTATGCCTCTATTCAAAAGTGCACAATTGCAAGATGCCAAAGACACAATCGAGGGTTTTGGAGACGAGGATCAGGTTATCCTTTTTGATGCGCCTCAGAATCACGAAGATGAGGATGTTGTAGAATTGGAAGTGGCTCCAGAACAAGATATACATAATGGCAATACACACGCGCATGAGGGCATAAAATTTGACCTCGGTAGCCTCCCAGGATGCAATGTAGAGATTCTTGAGGTTTCGACCGACGACGAGCCCGAAAGCGACTCAAAGACGCGGGAGACAAAGAAAGACATTGAAATCCGCGATGCTTGGGATGTCAATGATCTGAGATCGGAGCAGATTGTGCCATGGATCCAGGAAAGATTCTCAGCTCTTCCTCGTCATAATGGGGAGTCGCTTGGGATTGAAAGAACAATGAGCTACCTGAAAAAGCTCGATCGTAAGTTATCTGATCTCATTGCTAATGATCTCGAAGGTAAGGCTGATATTGCAATGGTAGAAGCTGCAAGGACTTCCATCCGTGATGGAATTGATAAACTCGAGGATGCTCGTGAGAAGCAGGAAAGTGGTCGTAGGAAAAAGCGCGCGGAAGAGAAAGTTGAAGAGATTGTAAAAGAAGCACAAAAGACGACTGCTATCAATGGAATGGTGATTACAATTCCGCTTCTAATTTCGACTCTTGCACGAACTTGCATCAATAGTTGTGTGAGTGCAGGAAAAGATATTGAACGAGTGGCACATGAATTGATTGAGAAATACAAGCTCGATGATCGCGAGCAATTAGAATTGGTGGCCTGTCTAACGGACATGGGGTTTCCGGTGCGTAGACCGCGTGGATACAAGCTGGATGAGCAAATCGACCCCAAATCAGTCGATAACTTCGATTGGATGGCGAACTACAATAACTAAGGTTTACCAATGTCGAAAAAATACTACTCACGCAATCAACCAATAATAAGCAGAGACGAGGACTCTCGTGAGCGCGAAACTACTCGTTCAGATTGGTTCAATCAATTCGCCGCCGAGCTTGAAAAAGCCAGCACTCAACCAAAAAGCAAAGCCAATCCTCGTTCAAATATCAACTCTACTTTTGATCAGATAAATCAGATCCTTGGAAACAAAAGCAAGTATTCGAGCGTCCAAGAAGCCGTTCTTGATATGCAAAAACGCACTGGTCTCTACGACCTACTCAATAAGAAAGCGGAAGCATTGCAGGAGATGCCCGTCATAAAGATACCAGAAATCTTCGCCAAGATTCCGGATATGCGTGTTTTCATTGATAACTATGTGGCGGATCGTCCCGGTATTGCCGTGGATGCCGTTGTTCACGCTCTGCTGAAAATTCGCAGCATCAAAGCAAAATTGCCCAGTGCTGATGATGTTTCGGAGGATGTGAAGCGTTATATCAACGATAAGATTATGGAAGCTCAGATGCTACATCCGAGTAGTGAGCTTGGTATGCAGATTGGTAAGGCAGATTTCAGCCAGAGCGATGACGGGTCATCCAAGGATAATGATCCTTTTGGTGGATGCATGCCAGCTGGCAATAAACAACGCTAATATTGGCTAAGCGTTTAGAGCAGTGAGTCTCGCGCACATCTTGTCGAATGTCTCTGGGTCTTTTTCGATGACGACGAATTTGCGTTTGAGGTTGAGCGCGGCAACCGCTGAGCTGCCCGAACCGGCGAATGGATCAAGTATAGTCATTCCTTCGTGAGTGTGAGTGGAAATAAAAACTTCTGCCAACTTCTCTGGCTTGTGGGCAACGTGAAGTTTACCTTTGAATATTTCGTTGATATCGGTGAATACATTGGTTCTGCGATAGAATTCACTTTTGGCGGGATACTTCTTGTTGTATCCAGCATAGCCGCGTTTTGTATCGAGCAAAGGGATATTGAAGATAGCTGGCTTTTCGCCATTTACGAACCAAGCTATTTCCTCTCTGGTAAATAAGTAATCATCCTTTTTTCCATATGCCCTACATTTCTTCCAACAGATCATATTGCGCATTTGTAAACCGGTTTCTTTTTCTACGATAGAAAGGAAACGAAAGAATGGACGATCATTAGGTTTTCCTATTCCACCATAGCAGTAGTATGATCCGCCGGGAACAAGCAATTCTTTGACTTGGTTTGACCAAGAGATTAAAGACGCACAGAGTGCTTCTTCCGAATACTTATCCCAACCATCAGGAACAATATTCCCATATGGCGGATCAGAAATAACGAGTGGAAATTTATCTAATGATAGAAGATAGTTTTGAATTTCTGGCGAACCAAATGACCCATGCACGGCAATGCCATTTTTGAAGGTCTGGGTGCGCATTGGCTAGACCGATCCTATGAGGACGGTGCCGAGCGGCTCGATGGTCGGAGGAAGCTTCAGGAGGGCTCGCAGACGCTGCCATTCGCGTCTTTGCCGAAGCTCGGCTTCGATGAGGGTTCGGGCGGTTGCCTCGTCTGGGGCAACGACGGAGATGAAGGTGAGCTGGTTCATGTTGGGATATATAACCACCAGTAGGGCGTTTGTAAAGTAGATGAGCGAAATTCGTTCTATAATCAGCGAATATAGAGGTATTTTGACATGTCAGCAATTGAAAGACCAGATGACTTTATTTTCAATCGTATAAAAGAAAAACTTTCTCAAATAGACCCGGTAGCTTTCTGTGAGCACTACCTAAATTTGGATGGAAAACCTTACAGATTATCTAAAAGTGGATATAAACCACATGCAGAAATTATTCGATATATTGGAATCAAAGCATTAGAAAAAAACTCATTACCTATCGTTGTACTTAAGTCTCGTCAATCAGGACTAAGTACTATAGCGAATGCTCTTGAAATGTATTTTATGGGTTCTGGCTTGTTTGGAACCGATGATAAACCACCAATAAGAATTATACATGCATTTCCACAATTAGATTTAGCTGCATCCTATTCAAAAGTAAAATTGAATGGAATGATAGCCTCATCAATTCCTGAAGAAAATTATGACGGTAAAGGTCAAAGAAAATCATATATGCAATCATTGTTGGACACGAGTGCTCCAACAAATGACAGTTTACAATTCAAACAATTCAAGGGCGGAAATCACATTTGGATTGAAAGTACAGGATTGAGTGCAGAAAGATTTAGAGGAAAGCAACTTGCTCTTGATACGAAAATACCAACGCCAAATGGTTTTGTAAAACTATCAGATGTAAAACAAGGAGATAGTTTATTTGATGAGAATGGTAATATATGTAAAGTTATCAAGCTGCATCCGATTAATATATCGCCAGAATCGTATGAAATAACATTCGACGATGGAACCATAGTAAAGGCTTGCGCAGATCATCTGTGGCTAACATACACAAAAAGAGATCGAATAAATATTGCTAAATTTAATAGAGGTAAATGTAAAAATGCACCTATTCCAAAAGTTAAAACTACAAAGGAAATATTAGCAACATTAAAAGTATGCAACAATAAAGAAAATAATCATTCAATTCCCAATTGTTTGCCGGTAAATTTTTCACAAAAAGATCAAATAATTGATCCATATCTTCTTGGACTTTGGTTGGGAGATGGTAATGGTGGTGGAGGAATACAGACTGCTGATCCAGAAATATTAAATAATTTTGAGCATAGAGTAATTCCATCATCAATTGATAATGGATCAAAATCTAACACATACAGGGTTGTTGGACTAACTACAAAACTTCGCAAACTTGGTCTATTGATTAATAATCATAAAGACTATAACAATGTTTATGAAAAACGAATACCGACAGAGTATATGATGGGCTCATGTGAGCAAAGGCTTGCGTTGATACAGGGTTTGATGGATACCGATGGATTCTGCGATTCAAATGGAAGAATTGAATTTACATCAGTAATTCGAGAACTTTCCTACGATGTATATAAATTACTTTTAAGTATGGGTATTAAGGCACATATTATAGAAAATGAAAGCTGGTTGTATGAAAAACAATGTAAAAACAGATTCAGAATAAATTTTACAACAAAATTACCAGTATTTAGATTAGCGAGAAAATTTAAAAATCAAAGAACTAAAAATACAGCTACGTGTATGAGTACACACCGATATATAAAAAGTGTTAAGTTGATAGAGCCCACGCCAATGCGTTGCCTAACGGTAGATAGTCCTAATGGTTTATTCTTGATAACAGAAAATTTTATACCAACACATAATACAGCTGATATTATCTTTTTTGATGAAATTCAAGAAATGAGTCAAGCTGCTCTCGGAAATGCAACCAAAGTTCTCAATCGCGCGCAATATGGTGCAACAGGTTCCGGTGTTCAAGTATACTTTGGAACTCCAAAATCTCGTAATTCTACTTTTGCAGATATGTGGAGCAAAAGTAGCCAGCAATTTTACCATCTTGGTTGTGAAAAATGTAAAGAATACTTTCCTCTCTATACCCCAGGGTCTAATGAGTGGGAAGATATTTGGATTTCTGGGTTTACAGTTCGCTGCACGCATTGTGGATGTGAGCAAGATAAGTTTGAAGCTGCCGAAAGGGGAAAATGGATTGCGGCGAATAAAGATCCAGATGCCAAGTTTGTTGGCTTTTTCATCAATCAATTATTTATGCCAGGTATAAGTAAAGAGAAGATGATGTCAGAAAAACCAGGCGTCTCTACAATAAATACTGAAAGATCATATCAAAATGAAGTTCTTGGCGAGTTCTTTCAAGGTGAAGCTTCCAGCATGACACCAGATCAGGTAAGAGAAATTTGTGGAGATATCGGAAGAAAGTTCAAAGCCAACGCAATTTCAAGTCCAGAAAATCCAATATTCCTAGGAGTAGATATTGGAAGTAAAAATGATATAGCACAATTAGCTGACAATGATAAATCAAGAAATCAAGGACAGTCTTATTCAACAGCTGTTGTTTTAGAGGCTACTGGTCCAACCAGGTTGGAAATCATATATGCCTGCAAATTCAAAAGAAACGATCTTGCTTCAAAAAAAGGTATTATTGATGAAATAATGAGAAGATATTCTTGTAATTTAGGTGTTTGTGATATTGGGCACGCGCAAGATCTAAATGAAATATTATCTATGGAATATGGTGATAAATTTCTTTCATCTCGCGTAGCTGGTAAATTGAATAATCATATAAAGTTTCACGAAGATATTACACCGAAAGAAATTCGTTTTGAAAAAGATTTTTATATTGGTCAATTATATGAACAAATGAAAAAAGGTAGTATTAGATTTCCACTTGGAGATTATGAAGCTATTTCGTGGCTAATAAATCACTGTACCAGTATGGAGATAAAACCATCAATGTCTCGTGGCGGAGATTTCGAGGCTCATTACATAAAGGGCTCTGCACCAAACGACGGATTCATGGCACTACTCAATGCCTATCTCGCCTACAAATTCTACATCTCAAACGGCTTCAAAATCCAAGTTGGAGCCAATAACACCGTCAAAAAAGAGCAGGCTCTAATTATTACCGGCTATGTGCCCAAAATGCGCTGATATATACCCAAGCAAGAGAGAAGACCACCAATGATCCAATCCAAATCCGAAAAGCACCTCGAATCCCGTAGACTTCCACCAATCGTATCGCCTGGTATGTATAAGAATGTCTCCCAGTATCGCAAGGGAACTCTCGAACAAGAGGTAAAACAAGGGTCTTATCGAGATGGATCGGCGACCCCAACTGAGTCTAACCCACTCAGTAATGTCATCTCTTCAGTAAAGAGCGCATCCGCCTCTGAAAGATACCCAATGCTAAAAAATGCTCAAGCCTATGGAGCAAATGGGCGACAAAATAACGGCGGAGGTTGGGGAGGACAATCAAATACGGTGCGACAAATGCCTGAGGTCTACTCGCCTCTCTGGCTAAACTCAAACCTAAATCTCCCACGCGACAGAGCTACAATCAATGCTTGGAATCGCTCTTTCTACGCGCTCAATCCAATCGTTCATAACGCTATCAATCTTCACTCCACATACCCTATTAGTAAGCTCAATATCAAGTGTCCAAACAAGAAGGTGGAGCAATTCTTCAATACTATGATTGAGGAGATTGATCTGATGAATGTTTGCGTGCAAGTAGCCCAGGAATATTGGCTACTTGGAGAGGCATTTATTTATGCGGAACTGGACGAAGTCCAAGCAAAATGGAGTCGTCTTGTTGTTCAAAATCCCGATTACATGGAGGTAAAGCGAAGTGTGCTTGCGAGTGAACCAATTATAATGATGCGACCCGATGAGAACTTGCGTCGAATTGTTTTCTCTAATCGTCCGGCAGATCTGGAGCAGAAGGCTCAGCTGAACCCAACAATTGTAGAACATATCAAACGAGGAGAGAATATCCCGCTAAGTAGCTTTTATGTATCACATATTGCTCGAAGAATTAGTCCATATGAAGTGCGTGGGACGGGGCTGGCGGTGAGTTGTTTTCGTCAGCTCTGCCTGTTTGACCAGCTTAGGGAGAGCAAATTCGTTCAAGCCCAATCAATGATTACCCCAATGACCATCGTCAAAGTAGGTGGAGCTGGGCAAGATGGATTCAAACCAACGATGGATGTTCTCGAAAGCTACCGAGAACAATTCGAACAAGCAGAATTCGACAAGAACTTCAAGCTCTTTACTCACGATGGAGTCTCGGTCGAACGAGTTGGTTGGAATTCAGCTATCGTAGATATTTCAAGCGACATCACTCAACTCATCAAGGAAGTGTATATGGGTCTAATGGTGCCATCTGTTCTAATGGATGGCGGAGGCGATATTACTTACGCAAACGGAGGCGTTTCTCTCGATGTTCTTCGTCAGCGCTATATGCAATTTCGTAATATGATGGCAGCTTGGCTCAAGAACAAGATTTTCGCTCCAATTGCAAAACTGAATGACTTCTATGACTACGAAGATGGTATCAAAAAGCTTATCATACCCGAAGTAGACTGGAACTATATGACTCTGTTTGAAAGTATGGACTTTATCAATGTTCTTGTTCAGCTTTCTGGCGATCAAAAGAAAGTTAGTCAGCAATCTCTCTATCGTTCTCTTGGTCTTGATTATGATGAAGAGCGCAGAAAGATCCGAAAGGAAGACATTGCAGAAGCTATTCGCACAAAGGAATTAGCAACACTCGGACGAATGCCGTTGACGGAATTGCGAGCATTGAGCGAAAGCGACGACATTCCCGACATTTTAGACGATGCCGTGCCTGCTGATAGTCCGTATGCGGATCCTGCCGGAGGAGCCGCGGGTCTGCCAGGAGGGGCAGGGGGAGCAATGAGTCTACCAGGACTTGGCGGTGGTGGAGCTGGGGGCACACCCGATCTCGGCGCTCCTCCCGCGCCACCTGGCGGCAGTTCGCCACCGAGCCCACCTCCGCCGCCATCCATATAATATTTCCGTATCTAAACACGGAGTATAGGTATGCGTAAAACGGCACAAGAACGCTCGTGGCTAAATAAACTACGCGAGAAAACCAATCTCAGCGGAAAAGTCTTAGAGTCAATAAATCCTGAGTTTGCTCAGATGATGGATAATTTGCGTTCTACCGATGAAAAGATTCGCAACCAAGCATCTGGTATTCGAAATATCGTCAAGTGGTCAAGAACTCTTGTCAATCGTCGTGATTATCTATCCGCGGCTCTCAATATCTCCGCATTTCATGAACGATGTCGCCAGATCGCTTTCGATCTCGAACAGTGCAAAAGCAAAGTAAATCTCAAGCACTACAAGTTTCTTCTCGATCAATTCGATGATGAATACAAAGAGAAGCTATTTGGCTATGATCCTGAGAAAAGTCTGGCTCAAGAGCCATTATCAACAGCTGAAGCTCAAGCTATTAGCGATTCGCTAAAAAAGATTGCCAGCTTGTCAGATTTTCTATCTCTACCAATGAGTGATATGGCTCAAAATCTGACCAATAGTCGGTCAATAGCTATGCGTGCGCTTGAAAAGCGTTTTTCGGTTGGGTTTCTCAAGCAACTAAAAACCGAATCGAACACAATGGTTGACAAAACAGAGGATTTCTCATCCTATATTATGTCATTGTTCCGCAAACTTGCCACTGCTCTCGCCACTCGTAATGCCGAGGACTATATTGGTTTTGCGACCGATTTTGTTCGCAAGTTTGCCAACTACCATAAGTTGTTCGTCAAGTATTACAACTCAAATATCTTGCCACTAAAAGAAAAGCACGAAGAACAACTTCGTCAGGCCGAAGAAGACAAGGCGAAAGCTCTTGAGCATCAGGCAGATCGCATTCGCGAAATTCCAAATCAAACACCGCAAGCTCCAAATGGTTTTCCGGATGCAAAAGAGCGCGGAAAAGTTTTGGAGGATCTCGATTCAAGAAACGAACCCAAAGTTCCAAATGTCCCGAATGATGCCAAACATAATGCGCTCAACGAATTAGAGAATCTCAATGGGGGAGAAGATGAGACTGGTGTTCCAAATATCTCCCCAGATTCGGTTGCCTTAAAGCCTGGAATCAAAGCAGAAACAAAACTCAGCCACACTAAATTCATTGCTCAACTTGAAAAGCTCGCAAGCTCAAATAGCATTCATTCAATTATTGACACAATACTGAAATACGCAGCAATTGTTGAGGAGCACAATGAAAACGATGCTCTCAAGCTAATTGCAATTGCAGAAGGTTTGATAGACGATAATTATGCTCTCCTTGGTAAGACCGAGAAGAAAACCGTCAAAGAAGATAAAGCCGTAAAGCCATCAGCTCCCGCAATTTCCGATCCTCTTGCGCTGACTCCCCCTCCTGCCCGTAATGTCCCCGTTGATCACGGTATTCCCGAGGGCACGGTCAATCAGAAGTATTTCTCTATCCCATTCCTCAAGAACATCACCGCGGATAAAATCAGGATTACCCCAGCTGCCGCAGCCCACATTTCCAATGTGTTCATCAAGCGGCTCTTTGACCTGAACTTCAATGTATCAGATTTTGGCAGTCATCTCGAACAGAAAATTCTCACCGAATTGAAGCTTGCGATTGTTCGTGGAATTGTTCTCACCAGCGCTAAAACAGAAGACCCGCATAATCCTCGTGATCGTTATCTTGAAATCTACTCCTATGTAAATTTGCCATCCATCGATCGCAAGCTCAAAGGCATTGTGAAGATGAAAATATGGTGTAGATTGTCAGCTTTCTCGGGCACGCTATCGATTAGAACCATCCAGAAAAACTTCCAGGTTGAATGAAATGGTGCAACTCGGCGAATCGTTCTATTCAAAGTTGAATTCTATTAGCCAAGATCTCGGAATGAATCCAAGAGATTTGCTCTTGGTCATGTTCTTTGAGAGTGCAGGACTCAACCCTGCGGCCGTAAATCCTCACGGCAATGCTCAAGGTCTAATTCAGTTTATGCCATCCACATTGAAAGGAATGGGTGCGGATGCTGATGAGGTGAAGAATTTTGGACAAAAGCCCGCCGAGGAACAATTAGATTGGGTCAAGAAATATATCGAGGGTAAAAGCCAGATTATGCATGGAGAACCATTCAAGTCCGCTGCGCAATACTACCACGCTAACTTTTTCCCGGCGACATTATATAGGTGGCACGGAAGTGATCCATATGCAAATCGTGGTGTTGTAATAGTGAGCAAATTTTCAAAGGATCCTCGACAAAGAGCCGCATACGCAGAGAATAAGATTCTCGATACAAATGATGATGGATACATTACCGTGGCTGATATTATCCGAACATTGTCAAAGACTGCAAAGAATCCGGGTTTTCAGAAAGCTCTTGCTCGGTTGAATCAAACAGCGGGCAGCGGACAAGTATCGGATTTCTCTGGAAAATTCACCGGTAAAAAGACTCCTTCGGAAGAAGACTCTACTACCCAATTGCCACCAAATCAATTAGCCCAATCAACAGATCAAGATCCTCCAAAAGGAGGAATTGTCGATGTATTCCTAAATAAGCTCAATGATTTTGTCGGAAAGATTGCTGATGCATCTCATAAAACTCATCTTCTTACAATCAAATCTCAGAGTGATTTGGCATCAAAAGTGGAATATGCACGAGTTCTCGCCATTACGTTGAAGGAAAAGCTCGATATGAAGAGCGAAGTTCGCACAAATGGAGACAATGTAGATTTGGAAATCAAGTCAGATTATGGAGATAAAGATAGCGAAAGAGCTATATTGGAGGTCTCGAAAGCCGTGGCGAATGCATTCACTGATGCTACAAAGAAATTTGCCAGTATCAAGATGGATAGCAATCTGATACTGAATGCCAAATCAGTTCTACCGGAATTGGATGCGCAGACCGCGGAGAGATATTACAGGATGTTCAACCTCAAGATAATCAAAGGACGATAATGGCAAACGAAAAGCCCAAACAGAGTGATAATCCAATTGATGCTTTCTCATCTGCCGCACAACCTTCGTCTCTAAAATCATTCTCAGACGAATTACTCACCAAATTCAAGGGAAAAGTGCTTGAATTTTACATCGGAGACCAAGCAGAAAATATTTCATGGGAGGAATATTCAATACCTATGAATTCGGTAATTATAGGCAAACTTATCGAAGTATTAGATCGATTCATTACTATTCAGTGCTACTATATTGACAAGAGCGGGAAAACAAAAAGCGATCTGATAGTATATATAAATGCTTTTCAAATTAGAGCAATGTCCGAGTTAGATGGCAATGGCTCTCTCAATGATGTATTCCTTGGATGCAAGAACGCAGAAAAGATCCGCAAAGCAATCAAAGCTCACGGCAAATAACCCATATACTCAAAATCAAATGACCTCCCCATTCAAACTCAATTCAATTGCTCGTGAATTTGCCGATGCCGCGACAATGGATTCTCTCGTCAAAATCGCTTTCATTCGAAAGCTACCTAACGG